CCTTTAATATTTGAATTAAGGGCAATGGGAATACCAGTACAGGAATATACTCCTAGTAGAGGAAATGATAAAATATCAAGAGTAAATGCTGTATCTGATTTATTTGCTTCAGGTGTGGTTTGGGCTCCAGAAACACGCTGGGCAGAAGAAACAATAGAAGAGTTTGCTGGATTTCCAAATATGGAACATGACGATTTAGTTGATAGCACCACGCAAGCTCTGTTAAGATTCAGACAAGGTGGTTTTATTTCATTGCATTCTGACGAAGAAGATGAGCCTTTGGAACATAACCGAATTGCAAATTATTATTAAGGTATAAAATGAAAACATGGCGATAGAAAGAAAACCAGCCACACCTATAGATGGCACTATAGAGCAAGAACCTGAAGAAGATATTACGATTGCTATTGAAAATCCTGAATCAGTTTCTATAGACACTGACGATGGTGGCATGATAATTGACTTTGATCCTAACGCTAAAGAAATTGGTGATGAAGGTTTTGATTCTAATTTAGCTGAGTTTATGGATGAACAGCAATTAAACGAATTAGGAAATGAATTAATAAGTGCTTATAACGGAGATAAGGAATCACGTTCTGAATGGGAAGAGACTTATACTAAAGGACTAGATCAATTAGGATTAAAGATAGAAGAAAGAACACAGCCTTGGTCTGGTGCTTGTGGAGTATTTCACCCTATGCTTTCAGAGGCAGTAATACGTTTTCAGTCTCAATCAATAACGGAAATGTTTCCAGCCCAAGGACCTGTTAGAACTAAGATTGTTGGTAAGATTACTGACGATAAAGAAAAACAAGCACAAAGAGTAGAAGATTACTTAAATTATTTACTGACATATGAAATGTCAGAGTATCGAACTGAAACTGAAAAGATGTTGTTTTCACTACCTTTAGCAGGTTCAGCTTTCCGAAAAGTTTATTTTGATCCCAGTTTAGATAGACCCAGTTCTATATTTGTTCCAGCAGAAGATGTAATTGTTAATTATGGAGCAAGTGATTTAGAAACTTGTGAACGTGCTACTCATGTAATGCGTAAATCTTCTAATACTATTAGAAAAATGCAAGTTAATGGTTTCTATAGAGATGTGGAGTTACCTGAAGGATCGCAGAATATCTCCGATATTACGAAGAAATACAATGATATAACAGGAGAACAAGACACTTATAACTACGATCAAAGCCATACTATCTTAGAAATGCAGGTAGATTTGGACTTAGAAGGGTTTGAAGATACAGATGAACAAGGAAAACAAACAGGTATAGCTATACCATACGTTGTCACTATTGATTGTCCTAGTGGAGTTATACTAAGTATTCGTAGAAATTATTACGAAGATGATGTTAAGAAGATTAGAAGAATGCACTTTGTTCATTATCAATATCTACCAGGATTAGGATTTTATGGATTTGGTTTAATACATATGGTGGGTGGTTTAGCTAAATCAGCTACGTCTATACTCAGACAAC